ACGCCTACACGAACCAAATCTGGATGAATGCGCAGTTCCAGCTTGTGCTGATGACCCTGCTGACTGCCGTGGGGTCGATCCCCTACAATGCGGCCGGTGATGCCATTATCGAAACGTCCCTTACTGGTACTCCGGCCACGACTAACCAACCGGCAACTGGACCGATCACGGCCGCTATCAACTTCGGCGCCATCTCGACGGGTGAACCGCTGTCGTCTGATCAGATCGAAGAAGTCAACATTGCTGCAGGGCTGCCGATTGCCACCACGTTGACAACAAAGGGTTACTACCTTCAAATCCTTACCGCTGCGCCAGACGTTAGGGCGGCGCGCGGAACGCCGCCGTGCAACTTCTGGTATTGCTACGGCGGTTCCGTTCAGCAGATCACGCTCAACAGCGTCGCAGTCCAGTAAGGAGATCGGGTCATGGCAAACACAATCACTGGCGCCAATGCGGTCTTCATGCTCGGCATCGACGGCGTTTATGATAGCCCCCAGCAGCTTCAGGGATTCGGACCAGACGAAATATCGGAATCCGAAACCCTGAAATCTGCCGAGGTCGTCATGGGCGTTGACGGCCAGATGTCAGCCGGTTTCGTTTATGTTCCGGTTGTGCAGAAGGTGACGCTTGCGGCGTCCTCGCCGTCGAATGCGATCTTCGATGCCTGGTGGTCCGCGATGCAAACCGGGCAGGAAGTCCTATGGGCAAATGGGATCATAATTCTGCGAAGCGTAGGGACGAAGTGGATCGGGACAAACGGCATCCTGACGGGATATCCGATCATGCCGGCGGTCAAGAGGCTCTTGCAGGCTCGACAGTTCGAGATTACATGGGAATCGCAAATTCCTGTTCCGATGCTGTAAGGGGTTCACGCAATGCGAAAAACACAGTCGGTTACGATAACCGATGAAGGACGCGACAAGGGAAAATCTTTTTTCTTGACTGAGCTTTCCCCAGAAGCAACCGAGTGGTGGGCGCTGAGAGCATTCTTGGCGCTGGCAAAATCTGGCGTAGAGGTGCCGGACAATCTCAAGTCTCTCGGGGCGCAGGGGCTTGCTGTGCTGGGCATTCAAGCGCTTGCAAAGATGGACCCGTATCTTGCCAAGCCGCTTCTTGACGAGATGTGGACGTGTGTGAAAAGACAGCCAGACCCACAGAAGAATCCAACCTTCTCCCGCGATCTTGTGCCGGATGATATCGAGGAAGTGACGACTCTGCTGCAACTGCGCGCTGAAATTTGGTCGCTTCACCTGGGTTTTTCAATCGGCGCCTTCCTGTCAGGATCGACCTCGGGGGCACCGGCGCCGGCCTCGCCAGCTACCAGAACATTCCGGCGTCCATCGGGGCCGTTGTCTCCTCGGGTAAAGCAACGCTGATCGAGTGTCAGCGGGACTATTCCCTTGAAGACATTTACAATATGCTTGAAATTGTGCTTGTCGATGCCCACAATGCGCGCGTGCTGAGCAAACGAAAGGACTGAGCCATGAACGTTGTGGATCAGCTTGTCGTCACGCTCGGCCTCGACTCTTCCGCCTTCACGAAGGGATCGAAAGAAACAGAAGCAGCATTTAGCAAGACTAAAGGCGCCGCTACAAAGGCTGGAAAGGATATAGAGGATAGTGGAAAGAAGTCCGCTGGATCGATAAAAAAACTTAGGAACCAAGTCATAGGCTTGTTTGCAGCATTTACGGCCGGTAGGGGCATAAAAGAATTCGTTGCAGACATTACGGCATCAAACGCTGCCACCGGACGGCTCTCGACCGTGCTGGATATGTCGGTTGATAAGCTATCCTCCTGGCAGGGAATTGCTCGCGCGACGGGTGGCAGCGCACAAGGAATTACCGGCACTATTGCCAATCTGCAAAACTCCCTTGAGCAGCTTTCTCTAAACGGCGAATCCTCGGCGCTCCCATACCTGCGTGCGCTCAATATCGGACTTCAGAATAGTTCCGGTCAGTTCAAAACTGCTGACGATCTTCTGACAGAACTTGCATCAAACCCAGCCCTAAAAACGATATATTCGGCTGATCCAGCGCGCGCAAATGCAATCCTGCGCGGTCTCGGAATTGACCAGAACACCGCTAACGTCATCCTTCAGGGCAAGGATGCTCTGGCAGCACTGAGCGCAGAGCAGAGGCGTTGGGGAATTGTCAACAAGGAGCAGGCTGACGCAGCGGCGGATCTACAGCATCACTTTGCCGGGTTGGAGCAATCCTCAACCACGCTAGGCCGCATCATCATGACGGCTGTTACGCCGTTTCTGGATCGGCTGCTAGATCGGATGATCGCCTTCAACGAATGGCTTCAAGATCACCCGAATGTGCTGACCGCAATAACGGTTGGCATCACGACGCTTGCCGTTGCGCTCAGTGCCGCCGCTTTGGGTCTTGGCCTAGCCGCCATGGCGACCGGGTTTGCCGCCATCGTAGCGGCGATGCCTTATGTGTGGATCGTCGCCGCGTTGGCGATGTTCGCCGCGGCTGCGCATGGAGCCTATACCCAGGGATCGGGTGTTGCTGCCGCCGGAAGGGCCGGTCTGATTGGCGTCGGTCCAATGAACGAGAACGGCGGCTTTGCGACATATCGCGACGCCGCTGGGAAGATCTACACACCCGAGGAAGCGGCCAAGATGGGCGCCGATAAGCCGGCCGTCGCAGCGCCCGGAGGCGCCGCTCCTGCGCCGTCTGATATCGCAAAGGTATTGGAGTCCGGAGCCGGTTACAACGTCGTGCAGACCGCTCAGGGCGCTATCATTCGCCAGACCGGAACTGCGGGATGGAGGAACAATAATCCCGGCAATCTCGACTATACACCATTCTCCCAATCTCATGGAGCGGTCGGGAGGGCTGGTAGGTTTGCCGTATTCCCGTCTCGTGCGGCCGGCGAGGCTGCGCAACAGGCCCTTTTGTTCCAAAGCCACGGTTATGCTGGCCTCACTGTGAGCCAAGCAATCGCGCGCTATGCGCCTTCCAACGAAAATGATACTGCATCCTATCAGGCGGCTGTGTTGGCAGCGGTAGGGGGGCGAGATGTCCCACTCGATCAACTGTCTCCAGATCAACGCCAATCTATGATGCTGGCGATGCGACAGCGCGAAGGGTCGCAGCAGGGTCAGACGCAGGTTGTACAAGCCGCCCCGCCGTCTCCATCAAGCGGCCTGGCGTCTGCCATCGGAAACGCTCTCATCCCGTCCGCCGCCGCAGCGGAAATCCCGGTTGGCGCTCCCGTTGCCGCAGCAGCGTCCAATGTGACGAACAATGCACCATCAAACAGCACGAGCAGCACGAATAATACCACTATCGGGAACGTCGCTGTTCATACCCAGGCGACTGATTCGAAAGGCATCGCCAGCAGTATCAGTGATGCTCTTCGGCTGCAAAATTGGGCAGCCCAGTTGAACTATGGGGCCATGTGATGGCGTGGTATGTCACCGTTCCTAAGGTTCCTGGCGTGCCGGTTGTGTTGGCGCTGCCACAGATGGCAATCGATAGCGTAGTCGGTAGTCTTTCCGCCGCAGCGAACGGCATAGCGGGGATTGCCGAGATAATTTCGAGCGCTCCTACCGCCGCGGCTGTCATTCTCACGGCGCCGCTTGCGGTGGTGTCTGGGAACCTAGCCGCCGCTACGGCTACCATCGCCGCATTCCCGTCGTCTATCATGAACGGGGTTGCCTCCGGAGTTGCCATTGCAACATCGGATGTTGACGACATCTCTGCCTCGATATCATCCGATCCATCGGCGCCCGTTGGCGGGCTATCGGATCAAGTCGATGGTGTATCCGCGACGCTGGATGATACCAGCCAGACGCTTTCCGATAGTTCTGCAGGACTCGGTGATACGCCGGCCGCCATGACGGCAGACGACGTGTCCAGCGGTGCTGTGGATGGCCCGCAATGGGGTATCTTCAATTCCGATGGAAAGGCCATCGTGACTGCCGATAACGTGGTCGCATTCGAGTATAAACAGGATTGGGCAATTGCAGACTTCCCTCTTGAGCGAGGTGCATTCGAGTCTTACGACAAGGTATGGCAGCCATTCGATGCCAGGATTATGTTTTCATCCGGAGGAACCGTAGAAAACAGGCAAAAGCTGCTTGCGTCCATCGACGCAATAGCGGGAGACTTGAACCTTTACGATATAATCACTCCTGAAAAGCACTTCGTCAGCGTCAACGTTGCGCACTATGATATTATGAAGCGTTCATCGAATGACGGCGCCGGCCTTGTCAAGGTAAATATCTGGCTGAAACAGATCAATGAGACCGCAGCCGCCGCATTCGCGCAGCCTCCGGCAACGTCGGCGTCGTCGTCTACGGTGAGCAATTCTCCGGCATCGAATGCTGCCCAACCAGGAGGGATGATGCCGGGTGAGGTGGTCCCGGCCAAGCCGTCTGGGGCAACACCGCAATCGGCTGGGCAAGTTCAGCCTGTAGCAGCGAGCGTCGCTCAGCAAAAAGCCGTGGAACAGCAGGTTCCTGAGCTTGGCATGCTATCCTCGCCGGGAATAAACTGATGCAAGTCATCCCCACCATTGCCGTGCCGGCACAAACCCTGAATGTCATCCTTGGAACGCAATCCTGCGCTCTTAACATCTATGCCAAAGCAACTGGCCTTTTTATCGATGTCCTAGTCGGGGGCATCGAAATCGTTTCCGGTGTGATCTGCCAGAATTGCAATCCAATCGTGCGCGATGGTTATCTTGGGTTTTCGGGTGATCTAGTATTCCTCGATAACACTGGCGCCGGGAATGATGCGTCCTACGATGGACTTGGCAGCACGTATTCGCTGATATGGCTAGAGCCGTCCGATCTTCCGGCCGGGAGCGCATGATTGTGGCATTCGTTCAACGCCTGTTAACCGCGACGATCACACGCAATGTTGGAAATTTTACCGGCACAATCCCGCCGTCGAATAGCGTTACGCTATCGGGACTACGTATGTCGGCCAAGATTACGAACGCGACGGGGATGACGCAAAGCAACCTGTCTCTGGCGATCTTCGGCATGACGCTCGATATGATGAACGACCTATCAACACTCGGCCTAGCGATACAGATCACGCCGAGAGCATCGATTGTGCTGTCCGCCGGGAATGTCAAAGATGGAATGACAATCGTCTTTCAGGGAAACTTCTTTGCCGCGTGGGCGGATTTTCAAGCCATGCCGGAAGTAGCGTTTCGAATTGAGGCAAATTCCGTCGTTCAAGGTGCTCTTACAACCGCAAAGCCAACCAGCTTCCAGGGCAATCACGATGCTGCCACCGCCCTTGCGGCTCTGGCGAAACAAATGGGACTAAAGTTTGAGAATAACGGAGTCTCAGTCCAGCTATCTAACTCCTACTTGAGCAGCAACCCATGGGTTCAGGCTCTTGAAATTGCCGAGCATGCAAACGTCAATATCTTTTCTGGTAATGGCGTGCTGTCGATATGGCCGAAAAACAGCGGGAGAACTAGCCAAGGCGTTGCCATCGTCTCATCAAAAACCGGGATGGACCGCTATCCGACATATACCGCAAATGGTATCTTGGTGCGGACATTGTTCAATCCCGCTCTGGTTTTCGGAGGAAAGATACAGGTTATAAGTGATCTGAAGCCAGCGTGCGGAATCTGGTGCATTTATAAGCTGGACCTAGACCTAGACTGCATGGTTCCGAACGGACAATGGTTCGAGACAATCTCAGCCTATCCGCCGGGAGTCACCCCGACGCCATCTTGAGGATGCTATGAGCGGAACATCGCAGGGCCAGGTCGATCCATCCGACACCGCATCCGAGCTAAACGCTCAGGTGTTTATGGTACAGCAGATGCTTGGGCGCATCTCGACCATGAAGATCGTGCAGGTTGTTTCCGTGACTGCGGCGAACAACGGCGATCCTGTTCCGGCTGGCTCCGTAAGCGTGCGCCCGCTGGTCAATCAGATCGACGGCGCCGGCAACGCCACGCCGCACGGTATCGTCAATGGGCTACCTTACTTCCGCTATCAAGGCGGAACGAATGCACTTATCATGGACCCGGTTGCGGGAGATATCGGACTTGCCGTTGTTGCTGACCGTGACATTTCTTCCGTCAAGGCGAATTTCGGGCAGGCCAATCCAGGCTCCTATCGCAAGTTCAATCTTGCCGATGGTGTTTATCTCGGCGGCATTCTGAGCAACGTCGCGCCGGTTCAGTTCGTCACATTCTTACCGAACGGGATAAAAATATCAGACGTGAACGGAAACGTCATCCTTATGCAGCCAGGTAGTGTGGCGATCTCCAGCGCGAAGCTAACCCACAATGGCGCTAATGTTGGCTCGACGCACGTCCATACCGATCCTCAGGGCGGAATGACGGGGGGTCCACAATGAGCGGAACCGGCCTTCCTACCGTTTTGCTCGATCCCTTAGCGTGGGATTTGTGCCTTGACGCATCAGGTAATCTCGCCATGGCATCACCGCCTTATAGCCAGGCGCAGGATGCCGCGAGCGCGATCAGACTGTTCGCCGGAGAACTCTACTACGACGTAAGCCAGGGCATCCCCTTTTGGTCTGAAATCCTTGGACGCCTCCCTGCAATCGCTCTGATGAAGGCAAAATTTGAGGCGTCGGCGTTGACTGTCCCTGGTGTTGTGAGCGCAACATGCTATATTTCATCGGTTGCAGATCGAGTAGTTAGCGGTCAAGTCCAGATTGTCAATGACGCGGGACAAACAGCAGTGGCAGGGTTCTGATGGCCGACACTACATACACAACGAATGTCCCCGCTGCGACGCTATCCCCGACGGGGTTCGTGGCTCCAACTGAGGCTGCAATCCTTGCTGGACGTCAGGCCGACTGGAACGCTGCTTTTCAGACCACGCTTAATTTCGGCACGCCAACCAACCCGACGCCGCAGGGACAGCTTGCTACCAGCGTAACGGCGTGCATTGGCGCGGCGAATGATAGCTTTCTCAGCTTGGCAAATGGTGTTGATCCTGCCCGCGCCGAAGGTCGGATGCAAGATGCCATCGCCCGTATTTATTTCCTGACGCGGCTTCCTGACCAATCGACCGTGACGCAGGTGCTTTGCACGGGTGCCGTTAACGTACCAATTCCAGCCGGTTCGCTTCTGACGGCCGAAGATGGAAATCTCTATTATGCGGTTAGTGGCGGCACGATCCCGCTAAGTGGAAACATCACGCTTGAATTCGCCTGCCAGGTAACTGGCCCGATTGCCTGCCCTGCGCAAACGTTCCAAATTTCTCGCACGATCCCCGGTTGGGATACCGCTGCAAGCAGCACCGATGGCACGCTCGGCAATGTCGTGGAATCGCGGGCGGCATTCGAAGCGCGGCGCCAACAAACCGTCATGTCGAATTCTGCCGGCTTCACATCTTCGATCCTCGGTGCGCTGCTCGGAAATAATTCCCTGGGTGCGCAGATCGTTCCAGGAATTCTTGATGCTTTTGTTATCGATAACGCCAATCCGTATCCGGTGGCGGTCAATCCGGCGGCCATCATCGTGGGGTCTATTGCCGGCACGACGTTGACGGTAAGTTCTGTCGTAAGCGGAACTGTTGCGGCCGGGCAGACTATCACGGGGGCGAGCGGAATCGGCGTCGCGGTAGCGCCAGGAACGACTATAGTTTCCGGAAGCGGGTCATCGTGGGTCATCTCTCCATCTCAGACCGTTGCCATCACGACCATGAATTGCGGAGGTGTCGTGCTGGCGGCATCATCGGTCTATTGCGCGGCGCTCGGCGGCACCGATGCAGCAGTGGCGCAGGCTATCTGGTCGAAGAAACCGCCTGGCTGCGGGTATAGCGGCAATACGACCGTCACGGTTTATGATACCTCCGTCCAGTATATCCCGCCGGGCGTGCCCTATGCAGTGACGTTTGAGCGCCCTCCGGCACTCCCATTTGTGGTTGAAGTCAGCATCGTCAATAGTTCGGCGGTACCGAGC